TGGAATAAGATTTCAAAGCGAGGTGATTATAGATGATATTTCATTCTGACGAATTTATTTTTGACGGAAGAAACTCAAAAACAGAAGGTATTGCCCTGGTAAACACAACAGATAGTGAAATACTGATGGACTATGGCATTCCCTTTTCAAATAAATTGAGGGCTGAAAGTTCTTTTGGTGGTAATCCTTTTTATGTACGAGAGGACTCTACCCCAGAGCCTATAAGTATAGAGTTTTGTCTATTAGAAGATGAACATATTGGGGCTGTTTGGACGGAAGATTGGGAAGAAAGAATTTTAGCGTGGTTGGTGCAGGATAAGTTTTGTGAGTTCCAGTCTTATGATTATCCAGATTTGTACTTTTACTTTATGGCAACTAAAGTAACGAAGAAAAGAAACCACCAATTAAGAGGTATTTTGGAGATAGAGTTTCAACCCTATTACAAGCATCCTATTAGGAAAGTTAGAAAAAAAGTTAATGTTGTAGAAGAAGCAATTATCACTATAAATAACACTTCCCTAAGCAAGAAGCACAACTACCCTATTATTAAGATTAGAGCCACCAAAGATGGAGATTTAACCATAAATAATAAGTCAATACAAGGGTCTAGTCCATTGAGGATTACAGGGTTAAAAGAAGGTCAAGAAGTCATCATAGATAATGCCATGTATATTGTAACGGATACAGAAGGCAACAATCTATTCCATATGGTGAACAGGAATTGGTTAGGAATCAAGCATGGGAAGAATGATATTCAGATTACTGGAAATGCAAAAGTTGAGATTCAATGTAATTTAGAAATTAGAGTTTAAATTAAAGGAGAAAAATTATGGAAAAAGTTAAGTTAAGCAAATTAAACAAGGTCGAAGAATATAAGGCGATTATACCAGTTGCAGGTGCAGAAGAAACGGAATATGTTTACATATTAAATCCTAATGTTGAGAATATAGAAGTTGTATTTAATCATTTTAACGAAGTGTTAGACGGAAAAAAAGAAGATGAAAAAGAAGTATTCAAGCTACTACTTGATAACTTTACAAACATAGAAGTAGATGACGATATCGTTCTTGACACTAAAGATATAGTTCTATCAGAGGTTATATTGCACCTAACTATAATATGGAATCAATGCTTGAATATGTATAACTTATTATTTATCAATGAACAGATTGAGAATAACTTAGAAAGAAATAAAGCAGAGATGGAAAACATATTGGCTGATATAGAAAAAGATGAGGTAGAAGAATCGCCAGCTAAAACAAAATAGGTAGGGTGATATAAATGGATTTCGATTCTATCGAAGCTTGCGAAGCACACATAAGGAAGTGTATGGAACAAACAGCTCGCTTTATGGCAACAGAGGGGAAGAAAGAAGGCAAAAAGATACTAAAATCACAGGTTGATGGAATAACAGGGCAACTATTTAATGCAGTCAATATTTTAGCAGCATCCTCATCATTAATTGAGGTTGGTATAGAAAATACTGGTAGTCCAGCTTTAGGGTCATGGCAATCAATCCTTATTCCAAGTAGACCACCCTTCTTCCCTATGGATGGTCTTGAAACTGGTGGCACTTGGTCAGGTTCAAAATTCAGACACAAAAAGACTCACATTATGGCAGACTGGAACGCTTGGGCTGGAAGTCAATGGAAAAATTTATTCCTATCTAAAATGCAATCTCTAGGTGTTCCAATAAGTTAATAAGGAGGTGATTATTTGTCAGAATATAGAATTAAGTCTAGCTTAGACCTTAGTACAAGCGAAGCTAAGGCTAAACTGAAAGACTTAGAAAAAGGAAATCTAAAAAAGAAATTAGAACTTGATATTGGCGATGCCGATAAAAATTATGATAAACAACAAAAAAAGAGGTCTAAATCTGAAAGAGATGCTATTAGTCAGATAAGTAAATCAAAGACTAAGGCTTTAGATGACCTACACAGAAAAAGATTAAGGCAGGAAGCTGAATATCAAAACGCTGTTACTAAAGCAGAAAAGCAAAGTGCATTAGCAAGGCTTAGGGAAACAGAAAAAAGTATTAAAGCAGAAGGTGATAGATTAAAGCAAAAGGGAAAGAGTTATGCTAGTTATGTTAATGCTCTTAATCGTGGCTTTAATTTTGATAAAGATACAAGGTCTTTAGCCAAAGGGTTTGCTAAAGCAGAACAATCTGCTCAAAAGATAGCAAAAACAATTAATACCTTTGAGAATCCTTTTGCAAAATCATTTAAAGCTGATGCCGGAAAAATAAATGACAAGATATTAAGAAGTATAAATAAGGGAGCAATGACTTCTTCTAATCTTAGGAATAACGAAAGAAGAATCAATTCTCTCTCTGGCTATGTAAATCAAATAGCTAAGCTAGATAAAATAGAAGGAAAAGCTAGAACAAGATACTCTAGGATTGGAGATAGGTTAGGAAGTATGTCTAATCTTGTTACACAAGAAAGAGCTGATTCCATAGCCTCTAACCTATCTGATAAATTTAAATCTACAAAGCGTTCTACTGTTGAGGGAACTACAAGAGCTTTAAGGTCATTTAATACAGAGTTAGGAAATGTTGAAGTCCAAGCAAAGGGATTAAGAAAGCTTGACAACTTAACTAATAGATTGTCTGCTTTTGAAACAACTCTTAAACCTAGACAGATAAATAAATACAGACAAGCTATAGTTGACTTGTCTAATGCTAAAGATGTTGGTTCTGGCAATTACATGGGTAGACTTAAGGCTTTAGATACCCAAATGACAGTTGCAAGTAGATACAGAAGTTCTGTTGACAGATTTAGGAATGACTTTAAAAGTTCCTTCTTTGGAACATCTATTGGTTATCTAGCAGGAGCAGCCCTAAGACATAACCTAGGTGCTATGGTGCAGACCTATAAAGACTTAGACGCTTCTATGACTAATGTTAAAAAGGTTGCAAATGCTGCCGATGTAAAAACTAAAAAACAATTAAGAGATATTCAGAAATGGGCTATATCAACTGGTAAACAGGTTGGTATGAGTTCATCTGACCTACAAAACTCTTTAGCAACATCTATTCAGTCTGGTATGGGCGATATGAAGTCATCTATGGCAGTCGCAAGAAAAGCCATGATACTTGCCAATGTTGGTGATATGAACAAAGATGATGCGACTAAGGCAGTTAACACCTTAGTTAAAGCTTTTGGATTAACACCTCTTGCAAAGGTAAGAAAAGGCGTTCATGGCATAACTAAAGAAACAAATCAGTTATCTGATGCTTTAGATAAGATAAATTATGCCGGTAACAACTATGCCATTTCATCAGCAGGTGTTGCAGAAGCTATTCAGAATGGTGGTACAGTATTAGCAAACTATGGTGTAAGCTTAGCAGACTCAATCGGTCTGATTACAGCAGCCAATGAACCACTACAAGACCCTAAAAAGGTCGGTAATGGCTTAAAGTCTATTGCAATCAACTTCGCTGGTTTAAGTGCAAGTGCTAAAGATGGTTCTTTAGGCTTAAATAAGACAGCCAAAGCCTTAAAAGGTATAGCTGGAATTGATGTATATAAAGATAAGGCTAAGGGTCAACTTAAGAGTATGGTACAGTTGCTTGACGAGTTGCATCCTAAATGGGGTCGATTAACAGACGACCAAAGAGCAGGTCTATCAGAAGCCATTGCAGGAAAGCATAGAGCGAATGTATTCCAAGCCTTAATGAGTAACTATGAGCAATTCAAAAAAATAAGAAGTGAATTTGCTAATGGAGACGATTTTAATTCAGCAGAAATAGAAAACGCAAAGTATGTAGATTCTATTGCTGGTAAGATAAATAAACTTAAAGAAACTATGACTTCTATCGGTACTACATTAGTTAGTACAGACATGACTAAAGGTTTCCTTAGTGGATTGATTGGTCTAGGAGAAGGAATAGAAAAAGTAATTACATGGGCTGATAAAGCCAATGTATCACTACCACTGCTATTAACAAGTGCAAGTGCAATCCATGGTCTGTTTAAGGGTCTGAAAACTCCTATAAAGGAATATGAGGAACTGATGTATGGTAGTAAAAGTTCTTCTGGTAAAAAGGTAAAAGATTCATTCTGGGGCAGAGTGTCTGATTATGCAAATAGAGGAACAAAACCTATTGAGGACTCCTCTCCTACTCCAACTAAAGCCAGAAGAAAAGCTGCAGACTCTAAAAAGATAGACTTCTCTAATGCCTCTATTATTGATATGGCAAGCAAAAAACAAGAAGGTCTAAATGAGAAGCTAAAAACAGGTGTGAAACTTAATAACAAGCACGCAGAGTCCACAGAGAGTAATACTAAGGCTAGAAGAAAAGGTCTTAGGTCTATGGAAGAGTCCATTGTAGCATTTAAGACTACTGGGCAAGAACTTGATACTAGTAAGTCTAAAATAAAGACAGCAGGAGCAGCCTTTAAGGAACTAGGTAAATCTTTTGCAGGTGCTATTAGTGGTGCATTACTTGGTACAGCAGTAATGGGTGTTGCTTCCATAGCTATCAGTAAAGGTATTGAATTAGGAGCAAAAGCTTGGGACAATTATGCTCATGGAATAGAAAATGCAAAAAATAAAGCCATTGAACATAGGGACTCTCTGATAGCACAAGGTAAAACTATTCAAGAAAACTCTGCTTTTGTTAAACAAAATGCTAAAGAAATAGACACAATCGCTCAAAAACAAAGACAGTATGCCAAGATGGATAAAGCTAAAATGTCAGCAGACCAATTAGCTGATATGCAAAAAGTAAACCAGATGGCACAGGTTTTAGCTGAAAAATTCCCTACTCTAGTATCTGGATATGATAAAGAAGGTAATCCTTTATTATCAATGTCTACAAGTGCGGATGCTTTGATTAAGAAATTAGACATAGCTAATAGAAAGCAAAAGAGTTTAATTGATTCAGATAACAGAACTATATTCTCTAAAAACTCTTTATTAGTTAACCAAGGAGAAAAGGCTGGTCTTAAGGGTGGTCTTTTAAAAGAAATTGCAGAATTTAGCAAGAATGATAAATACTTGGGATTAACTAGCTCTCAAACTGGTAAAAAACTTCCTTACTCCTCTAAGATGGAAGAAATTTTCGGACAAACATTTAAGGGAGTTGAAAAGTTCTCTGCAGGAAGAAAGAGATTTAATGAGGAATATCAGAAGTATGAAAATGAAGCTAACGCAAGATATAAAAAGTGGAACGCTTTAGCTGAAAAATACGATAAAGCTAATTCCCAAAACGCATCTACTGCTCTTACAGAATTAGCTGATAGGAAGGCTTTTCAAAATCTAAAAGAAGATAGAAAAGAAGCTATATCTGAATTAAGTTCTATGCTTCAATGGGGTAAATCTAAAAATCTTCAAGGTGATTTAAGTCAGATGATAAGCCTTGGCAATAAAGTATCTCCTAACAAGATTAAAGAATGGAATAAAGAATTACAAAGACTTAATGATACTTATAAGTTAGATAAGGATTATAAGGCTTATTCAGATGGAATTGATAAGATAGCTGAAAAAATGTCTAAAGCAGCAGGTTCTGGCTCTGCTAAATCTTGGGCTGATAGACTCAAAGATATAAACAGAGGGTATCAGTCATTAGATGAAAAGTTAGAAAACGAATACATGAAAAAGCATGGTGCAAAGCCATCAGACATGGAATTTGGTACTGAAGGACAAAAAGCTTATGCAGACAAAATACAGCAAAGGTATAGGGCTATCAAGGAAAGTTTTGATGGCTTGATGAAGTCTGAAAATAAATATGATACCTTAGCTGTGTGGGAACAGATGGCAAATAGTGATTCTCTGCCTACATACTTAAAAAATATAGGTAGAGAGCTGAATAAGAATAAGGTTTATTCAGAAGATGCTCAAATGGGTATGGCTAAGATGTTGAATGTCTTTGAAAATGTTGATTCAGCCAGTTCATCTGGGCAAGCTAAAATGTCTAAACTCTTTAAGGATTTACAGAATTGGGATGGAAAAAGTGATATTAAATTGCCTACAGGGGAGATATTAAAGGCAGTTGAAGCTCTTGCTTTATATAACAATAACCTAAAGCAAGCCAAACAATCCGGTAAAGACATGGAAGCTGAAAGTAAAGATGAGTCTAAGTTTAAAGCTCATTTTGACAATATAGATAAATTCTATAAGGATAAAAAGATTGAAATTCCTGTAGAGCTTACAACCAAGTTTGCAAACCTTGACTTAACTGATAGGCAGTTGCAAAGCATGGAAAATGCAGTAAAGAACCTTGGATTGAATAACGAACAAGGAAATATATTTAGAGATAATTCAGCTAGATATTGGAAAAATTCTAAAAATGAAACAGATTTTTGGAATAATTATTCAAAATCAACTACTGCATTAAAAGATAATTTAGAGAATGGACTTACGAGTGCTACCAATAAAATGGCTCAATTCAACCCTTATGTTAAAGAAGCTGCAGAAAACTTTGGGAAACTAAAAGACAAAGGACTTGAGTTCTCTAAGAGTATACAATCTCAAGGTGAATGGGATTCGTGGTTAAGGAAATTTGGTTCTCTAGGTTCTGGGTTGCAAGGTCTTGTGAATAAATATGGTATGGATATTCAAGGTATGAACTCCATGCAGGGTATTTATAAGAGTGGAAAAGAACTAGGATTTAGTGATGAGAAAATAACGAAAACCATAGACTTTATTGTAAATCAAGAAGGTATAAGTGGACTCAATGAGATATATGGTGTTATTAATAAAATTCCTGATTCTAAAACAAAGAAACTTATTTTTGAAGCTATAAATGGACAACATGGTGCAGAAGTATTAAATGAAATTCAGATGATTAACGCTTCTATTCCAGACCAAACTGTTAAGAATATGGTTCTTAATGCTGTCGCAAACACAGACGCCTTTAAGAATGGTGGATTCATAAGTATGGTAGATGTGTGGAACGCTCTACCAGATAATGTTAAAAAGACTCTCACATTCGATGCTAATACAGGACAAATTACTAGTGCGATTGATAAGGCTACAAAAGGAAAGAAAGCAACAGTACCTGTTGATGCAAATACCAACAATGCCAATAAGAAAATCAACGATGTAGGTAAGAACAAGAAAGTAACAGTACCTGTTGATGCAGATACAAGTGGTGCAGATGAGAAGATAAAGAATTCGGGTAGTCCTGCTCCTGTGAAACCTCCAACATTCAGTACCTTTGCTCCGTCTAGTCCGAATATTGCAACTGGAGGTGCAACAAACTTTAAGTTTAATATGCCTAAACTTCCAGACATCTCTAGTATGTTAAAGGGAAAAATCAAAGAGTTTAATGTCCCTATTAACTTTAAAGCTCCTATTGGTGGGGTTTTGGCTGCCACAGCAGGTATAAAAAATGCTGTAAGAAGTGTAAAGGGGAAGAATGTCGATTTAAAAGCAAATGATAATGCGAGTGGTGCTGCAAGAGGTGTAGCCAGTGCTGTTCGAAGTATTCCACCAAGCAGGTCTGTAACTCTAAAAGCCGAAGATAAAGCAAGTAGCGTCATTAGCCGTGCAGTACATGCGTTAATGTCATTTGGTGGAGCAAAGACTGCATCGCTAACAGCCACATTCACAAGTGTTTTTAAAACTGTCAAAGAAACAGTAGGTGGCATGATAGATAAAGCAAAGGATGCACTGTTTGGCAAAGGGTCTAAACAACCTCCTAAAAAACGGGATTATAAAGGAGGCTTAATAGGCAATAGTTTGCCAACAGCTAAAACCACTCAATTAAACCCATTAGTCGGCAAACCTATATCTTCTGCTGGTGTAACAAGTGTAAACGGAAACCCACTAGCAGTACCTCAATCTGGCAGTGGTGGTTCTCTAAGAGGACAACCTGTAATAGATGATTACACAGCACAAGTCGAATCATTTAACTTAAAGGTATTGAATGGATATCTTTACAAGCAGATAACTTATGTTGATAGACTTAAATTCTCTTTAAAAGATGTGGCTAACGGATTTAAGGAAAGCGTTGATATTCTAGCAGAGTTTGAAAGAGCTTTAACAAGAGTTGAGCAAGCAACTAAAAAGATAGACCTAAAACTACAAAGAGCTAGAGGGTCGCAAAGATTATCTTTACTTGACCTACAAAGACACCAGTTTAGAGAGTATAAGAGAAGGTTAAATAATGAGTTGCCTACTGTTATACAAAAGAGAGATTGGGAGCGAAGTGAATTAAGAAAAAAAGGTGTTCAGTTTGCAAAAGACGGAACTTTAACTGCAAATGGTTTTGCTATGAGGTTGAAGTGGAAAAAGGAAGAAGCTGAAATCGACAAGAAGCTTGAAAAAGCTAAGGATAAAGAGAAAAAGAAACTAGAAGAAAAGAAAAAACTACTAGCCGATAATGTTAAGTTGTTAGAAGCTTATGAACAATCAGTCGATAAAATTGCTGATATAGACTATAAGATGGAAGAAATGGACATCAAGATAGAAAGCAATATTGACGAAAAACAAAAGGTTGTTATCGAAGCATGGCATGAGAATTTTGACGCTGTAACCAAAATAATGGAAAACAGCATTCAAAGGCTATCTAACTCACTAGCAATTTTAGATATTAAATTCAAGTATGCTTTTGGTTCTGATAGATTAAGTATTTTAGATGCACAAATTGGTAAGTACGAACAAATGCAATCCCAGTTACAAAGCAATATTAGTGCATTGAACAATCTAAAAGACAATCTAAAAACTCAACTATCTGGATATGGATTCCAGTTTAGTGGAGATGATATATCAAACTACCAAGAGGTTATAAATAAATTAAACAATACTTCTTCTCTATATAGTGAGATTAAGGGATTGGCAGAAAAGTATTTTGATATAACAGAAAATAGACTTCCTTCTATCGCTAAGGATTGGGAAGATTATAACTCTAAAATCAAAGACACTAACAAGACTAAGTTAGAAGATGCCAAGACTATCGAGGACAAGATAATGTCTATGTTGAAGAAATCAACAGAAGATAGAATTAAACTGATAGAAAAAGAAGTAGATGCAAGAAAAGAATTAATTGAAAAGAGAAAAGAAGAATTTAACGCAGCAAGGAAAGAAGCTGATTATCAAGATGATATAGCTGAAAAGATGAAAGACCTTGAAACTCTTAGGAAGAAACTTGAGATTTACTCAAGAGATACTTCTCAAAAGGGACAAAAGGAATATCAGAAGCTACAAGATGAATATGATAAGAAGCAGAAAGACCTAAGAAAAGCAGTAGAAAATCATTCTGCCGAAGCTGTATTAAAGAGTTTTGATGATGATTCTAAGAGATTGGATAATCAGTTAAAGCAAGAAAAAGAAAAGCAAGACAATCCTAATGAGGAAAACGAACTTAGACAGAAAGCCCTACAAGCAATTTCTACTGGTGTAGTAGATATAAATGGTACTATGGTTGACTTAAAGAAAGCTTTAATTGACTATATGAACCAGTATGAAGGTGGTTTGGGTTCTATGGGAGCTTATGACAAGGCTGAAATGCTTGCCAAGTTAGAGGATGCTAGACGAGTACCTAACAATTACTCTCATATCTTAGATAGGATTGGAATACAGGGAGATTTAAATACAGGATTTATCCAGTACGATAAGTTTAGAGAAATTGCTAACAAGACTAATGGGAACTCTGTAACTCAACACATTGGTTCATTGGTTACTATCAATGGTAATATAACTGAAAGTTTTGAAAGCAAGGTATTAAAGATTGTACAGGAAGAAATGAAAAAGAACAACAAAAATATAATTGGGAATATGGGATAGGGCAACCTATCCCCTACCCTTTTATACAAGGAAGTTGGTGATTTTTATAATAGATAGAAAAATACAACTAGACTCAAAGAAGATAGATTATACTGTAATCTTAAAAACAATAAGTGGAAAGCCATTAGGTCAAATCCCACAAAATGCTATAAAAGAAATATCGAAAGATATAAACTCAATTTACACAATTAATTTAAAAATACCTAAATTTTATATGGATTTATTAACTTTTGAAGAAAAAACATATCCTTTGTTTAAAGAAATAAAGAATGAAAGACAAATTGAGGTTAATAATTCGGAAGTATTCGTCATTAAATCAATAGAGGTAACTGGTGATGAATATTTGGAAATAAAAGGAAAATCAAGACAAGTTCGTCTTAAAGATATAGATATGGAATTGGAAGATGTTGCTTATTCCCTTGTAGATAAGAGCAATGACAAAGACCAATTGTGTTTATCAGACCATCTTCAAGAGGAAACTGGATGGACTATACAGGCTACGGATTTGGTTCGGTATGAGTTCCCTTCTGACCCTTACATAGATAGATACAAAAGAATATTGGTCAACCTAAAGAAAAGGGCTGAAATTGATGAATCACACGAACAATATGCCTTAAAGACAAAACAAATTAGTGATTTAATTGAAAAAGATAAGAAAGAACTAAAAGAAGCTTTGGAAAAAGATATTGAGAAAAAATCAAGACAGCTACAAGAAGATGGGTTTGAATTGATTAAGACCAGACTCTCTGAAAAGAAAGCAAAATTAGAGGAGCTAATCACCAAAGTAGACAATATTGGTTCTCCTGCTCTTGATTTTGAAGATGAGTTCAATAAACTAAAGATTAAGCCTAAAATCAGGTATATTGAGAGTGTTAACAAAAAATGGCTAGATTTCATAGAAAAGGATATTTGTGAGTCCTACGAGTGTTGCGTTGACTACGATACAGCTAATAAAAGTGTCCTTTTATTTATGGAAGAAGAAATGGTAGACCATATTGGACTTTACCTCTCAAAAGACAATTATATTAAATCTCTTGAGAAAGAATACGATACAGACAAATTAGTTACCAGATTAGTAGTTGAAGGTAATGAGGATATGGATATCATAAGTGCGACTTGTACTGGAGAGAAATATTTAGAAGATTACTCTTATTTTATGGATATAAATGAGATGTCAGATGAGTTGAAAAATGCTCTCATTAAATACTATGATATGGTTGAGAAAAGAGAGCCTATTTGGAGATTATATGTTGATGAGATAAATCATAAAGAAAACCAAAAAGAGCTTCTCTCTCATGACTTTATTGCAGTAGAATCGGCATTATATAATCTAAACAATGAATTAGAATTGTACAGTCTGCCACCTAAAGATAAAGAGATTGTCGCTAAGATAGTGGCTGCCATTACTCAACACCAAGACAAGAGAATAGAGATTAAAAATGCCATAGATAGATTAGAAGAACTAATCAAAAACCTCAAGAAAGCTAGAGATAACATAACAATTCTATGCAAAAAACCTACTGCAACAGATGATAATGGACATTTAATCTTCACTCCTGCCCTACTTAATGAGTTAAAGGAATATATTTATACCGAAACATACAAGAATCCTTCATTTTTGACAGAATATATTGAGGATTTGATGGTTCTTTCCAAGAGAATATTAAGGGATAAGAGTCACCCTACTAAAAAATGGGACATAGATGTCGCTAATTTCTTGAGCAGATTAACAAGCATTGACGGATTGAATTGGGTAGGTAATTTAGCTTTAGGTGATTTAATCATACTTTACGATAAAGACGAAAATGTAGAAGAATTTGTCTACTTTGTAGGATATACTCACAATGTTTCAGAGAATAGTTTAAAGATAAGATTATCTAACAAGAAAACTGAAAAAGAAGATGGATTAACCATAGCTGATTATTTGACTTCTGCGAAAAACTCAATGAGAGATATAGAGTCAAAGAAATATCTAGCTATGCAACAAAAATACAAGAGATTAAATGTGCCTAGGGAATTTATCGCTAAGTACAATGAACCAAAAAAGAAAAGACCAAACGGAACAATAATTGATTAAAGGAGTGATAATATGATTCAAGACAATTCCCCAGCACTGGGTTGGGTTAGATTGGCAAATGGTGTAGTATCTTTTCATAACAAGCTATACTTCATTCCTTCTGATTGTACTGTTAAAAAATATATCTATTGGAACTCCTCTACTCCAGACAGATTTGAATTTTCAGATACAATTTTAGAGGAAAATTCCAATAGATTTTTGGTTGTGATTAATGATAATGGGCAAAGTACCATATGTCATTCTAAGACAGAATACTTTAGTATCTCATTTAATTCTGAATCACAAACCAAGATTGAACAAAAGATACATGGTGTATTCAAAGAGTTTACAGATGAAAAAGGCAGAGTCAACAAGCAGTTCTCCAATATCATAGAGAAACACAATGAGATTTCTCAAACAGTTGGTGAAATACAAGAATCTCAAGGTAGTTTAGTCCAAAAAACAACTGTACTTGAACAGACTGCTGATGGAATAAGACAAACCATTGAAAAGAATACCAGGGAATACAAAAATACAGAGTTTTCAGAGAAAATTATCGCAACATATACTAACTTTATAGGAGAATATGGTCAATTAAGCAATGTATTTAATATGATTAGTGCCGATAATAAGCTAGATATAGGTGAGGAAAAACAGCTAAGATTCAGGATTGACAATTGCTACAAAGCATATGAAGAACTTGTTGCTTTATGGAAAAAAATGCCAGAAAATGCTTCGTTTTTAGGCAAGACTAAAGAAGATTTGACTAAGATATTGAATGATTATAAAAATGATATAATCATACAGAGAAATGCACTTAATACCCTATTAAATGATATTATAACCTCTGGGGATATAAATAATACGAACAGAACATCTATAGTGGGATATATTGGAAGTATAATAAACAAGACCTCTTTGCAGAAAAAAGGGCTTACATCTATGTTTTCTGATGGTGAAGGTGGAAAATCTATTGATTTAATTAGTGAATTAATCTTAAACAGCCAAGTTAGTGGGTTTGAATATGTAGAAAAGATAAATAACTTAACAACTAGATATTCAAACTTAAAAGTGTCTTTAGATAAGATTAATTCAGAGGTGTTTGACTCTCAAACAGGAAAAAGCAAAATAGAACAAAAAGCTAATGAGATACTTGCCGAAGTCAAGGGCAAAAATGATTCCTTATCTTCAAGAATTGTACTTCTTGAGAATAGTATTAAAACCAAAGTCGGTACAGAACAGCTTTATACTGCTATTGAGCAAAACAATGAGAATATAGTATTTAATTTCAGAAATGGAATTAAAGATAAGGCTACACAAGGAGCTGCAAGAGAGTCTTTGACAAAAGCCAGCGATAAAAGAGAAGTAGGAGGACAGTCTTTTTATTATTTTAACGAGGATGGAGTAGCAGATGGTTATTTTGAAACAAAGACTTTAGGCGACATAGTTTTTAACGAAGAAGGATTGACAGTTAATAAGGGATTTATTGCTACAGATACCCTTACAGTTCCTTATGGACACTTCCCTTTAATCAAGCTTTTTGGGGACAAAAACAAAAAATATTTTCCTGAAGATGCTTACCCATCTGTGGATGCCACTCATAAGAATAATACAGGTTTTGGAGATAGGATTCGTTTAAAGTGGAGAAATGACTGTTATATATCAATTGGTGGTAGAAAGACTGGCTCATTTAATGTTTTTGTTCATGACTATGCATATGGAGAAAGTGCCTTATTCAATGTTAGTGATATAGGTATATTCTATAAAACTTATGGAGTAGGATACCTGGTCAAAGAAGGTACAAGCCCTGATGACCCAAAAGGAGTATCTATTGTATTTCCTGGCTGGGGAAAGTTAAGAATTTTAAAATCTGGAGCTATGAAGTTTGAGTCTACAAGAAAAGGAGATTTAACAGATGAGTTTGCATGGAATCATTAAGGAGAGAAAATTATGGATTTAGATAAAGATATATACTTACAGGTAGTGTTGCAAAAAGTAAAGCAACTAGAAGAAGATAGTTTATTACTTAATGCTATGATTATACAGAAGAATCAAGAGATAGAAAAGCTAAATGATGAACTATCTGAATATAAAAATGCCAAAAATGAAGAAGAATAAAGAGGTGATATAATGGCAAATATAGATAAGATATACCCTCTTACTATTGACTTATTAGAAACAAAACAAACTTCTCTACAAAAAAACATAATGTTCAATGAAGAAGATAGGAATACAGCCTTCATCAATGCAGAGATTAAGAATGGCGGAGAGATTGTAGACCTAACTGGTGTAACAGTACATTTAAATACTCTTGCTCCAGATGGTGAAATTAAACAGAAGGAATTGTCTGTTATTGACTTAGCCAAAGGAATAGTTAAACTAGAATTCCAGAAAGATATGTTGAGTTCTTCTGGACTCCTAAAGTTCCAAGTTCAGTTTACCAAGGCAAGCAAAATTACTGTATCCCCTTCTTACTTTATCAAGGTAGATGAAGCGAATGTTACAGATGAGGTTGTGCAATCTCAAGACTCCTTCCCTATTCTAACTCAAATGCTAAACAGGGTTGAGTCTGGGTTAAATACTTTGACCACAATAGCACAGAGTGAACAAAGTAGGGTTGATGGAGAAAAAGAAAGAGTTAAATCTTTTAAAGAGATGAAAGAAAACATCTCTACTGAATTACTGAAGATTGATACCAAAATATCCAACTCAACAGAGTTAGGTATGGAAAGATTGAAACAAGACCTAAATACAGCAGTAGACACTAAGTTAAATCAGAAGGTGTCCGAGGTTGATACAACAGTCAATAACAAGATTGATGAAATCACAAGAAAAGACACAGAATTATCGCAGAAACTAAAACAAGATGTTGCAAATGCTATCCAACAGATACCAAGCAAAGATGAATTAAAAGGTAGAGATGGTAGAGATGGAACATCTATTATTGTTTTAGGAACAAAGAATAATGCAACTGAACTACCTAAGACTGGAAACAATATAGGAGATGCCTACATAATCAACAGAGAGTTACATATATGGACTAAGGAAAATAAGTGGGCGAACGTTGGTAGTTTTAAGGGTGATAAGGGTGATTCGGCATATGATTTATGGATAAAAAAGGGTAATTCTGGTTCAGAAGATGTATTTGTTCAGAAGATACATAATGCTATAAATTCTGCTGAAAGAATTACTCAAGGTGTTACTAGATTAGAACAGTATGACACCACTATGCAGGGGTATGCTCAAAAAGAAAATGAGAGAAATACTGCTGAACAAACTAGGATTCAAAATGAGAATACGAGAGTATCTCAAGAAACTTCAAGACAAGGACAAGAAACTGAAAGAGATAAAAAGGAAAGACAGAGAGTTACTGCTGAATTATCAAGAGTTGAGTCATTTAACCATTATAAACAGACCTTTGATGATTGGATAGCAAATAAGAGTCAATTTAAAGGTGATACTGGTAGAGGACTAATCTTTAAGGGTGTAGTCGAGACTAAGTCTGCCCTACCTCAAACTGGCAACGAACAAGGCTTTGTTTATGGTGTTAAGTCTGGTACTGATAAAGGACTTTACATCTATTCAGACTCTAATCAATGGTCTTATATGGGAGAAATAAGAGGTGCTGACGGAGAAAGTGTGTCTATTCGTGGCGAGTATTTCTACATTGGAGAGAACAACACTAATGTAAAAGTACATAGTGATGACTCTTTTGTTAAGGCAGAAGTTGTCTTAGGCAATACTTTAAAGCTGACTAAAGGCAATAAGTTGACTACAGAGATACCTCTAGGAAAGTCTTATGAAAACGCTACGATTACTAAAGATGGTTTGATGAGTTCTGCTGATAAAAAGGCTTTAGAAGATATAAAGAAAGATATTCAAGCAGCCACAACTAAGCTAAATGATATGGCTAGCAAATTATAAAGGAGGCGTATTATGGGTTTAACTGAAAGTGTAAACAATTTTGATACAAAATTAAATCAAATCACTACAGATATATATAAAGAAGTTGAAAAAATTACAGGGAACTCTCTGACAGCCGAACAAAAGAAGCTATCTAATTTAATACCATTTTTGAGAGATATATCTTCAACTATAACTGAATTAAAGCAATCCAAAAAGGAGCTTGAAAAGACCATCAGTAGATTTCAAAATAAAGGGAATGATTTATGTAGCCTTATAACAGTGCAGACAGGACATAGTTTCCCTTTAATTGTAAAACCAGATGATTTTGGTTATTTACATACCTATGTTCAGACTGGATATTATATGACAGATTGGGCTGAAAGAAACATAGAAACAGTATGGAGTAAGACGATATACCCCAACCTGCAAAATGGTGGAAAATGGAGGACTAAACTAAACGGGAAATATGTAATGAAGTGTAGTATATCTTTCCCAAATGGAGAGCAAAGGACTATGTTGGAAGCCGCTGAAAGACCTGTTGACAGAGAAAGAGATTTTGATTATGTAGGCTTAAAAGAAATCATGCTTGTCGAGTAAACATAACGGAGGTATTCAATGATAGAATTTTTACATACATTTATATTTGATGCTAAAAAAGACCCAGATGTGTGTTTTCAAACAATAGTAGATGGTAAAATCTCAAAAGATATTCCAACTATCCACGCTGGGGAAACATCAAGAGGAATGAAAGTAATCTTGTCTAACTTTAAGTATGACGAAAACATACAATGTTATGCTTACTTCAGGGTTACTGGTAATGACAAGGTGTTGAGAGTCCCGCCTCATAATAGAGTTAAAAATACCTTTGACTTCTACTTCCCTACTATGAGTGAGGGAAAATATGAGTGTGAAATAGTGGTATCTCAAGACAAGGCAGTCATATCTTCTGGAGTGTTTCAAGGAAAGTGTACGAGGGCTATTCGTTCAGTTTTTTTTAGTGAAATAACTCTTGTTGATAACGCTGAAACAATCATAAATACATATGATAAGTATTCAAAACTACTAAAGCAAGAGTTAGATAAACTAAAGAATCTTAATCTTGAAACTCTAAACGAAGATATTCACGCCATTAAGACACAATTTGAAGAATTGAAAAAGAACCCTACAGATAAGGCTTTTGTATATAATCAAGATACCTTATCTGATACATGGAATATAGAACATAATCTCAATAAGTTTCCATCTATAACTATTGTAGATACTGGTGGAAATATAGTCTATGGAGATTATATCTATACAGATAAAAATAATGTTACGCTTAAATTTAGCCTTCCTATTTCAGGAAAGGCTTTTTTAAATTAATAAAAACATATAAGGAGATTTAATAATGAAGGTACTAAACAATTTAGACTTAACAGGTAATCAATTACTTAATGCTGTACTACAACCATTAACGCAAGCACCTCTTGACCCACAGGCAGGACAGGTTTATTACAACCTTACAGACAAGAGAGCTTATATATATACTGGTGCAGTTTGGTTAGCTATGGATGCTAAAGATGCTTCCCCTACTGCTGTTAGTATAGTCAACACTATAAATGACGGAGCTGCTCTTATTGAGATAAGCAAGATTAAGGACTTAGCAGCTAAACTTAGTGCTGCCAATATAGTTGCCACTATTAATGATGGTACTGAAAACATCAATGCCGAAAGAATCAATGGACTAGCTAATGCTCTTGATGGTGCTAATATCGTATCTAAGATTAATGATGGAACTTCTAAAATCAACATCAACAAGATAGATGGTTTAGAAGAAAAGCTTACTCCAGATAAGATAGTAGATAGCGTGATAGCTAGTGATAAGACTATCCCAACAAACAAGATTACAGGCTTAGACATTGCCCTAGCTGGCAAAGTTACAGACCAAGAAGCACAGAATAAGGCAAATACAGCCCTACAACAGGCTAAAGAATTTACTACTGCTGAAATCAATAAGCTAATAAATGGTGCTGGGGAAGCTTATGACACTCTTAAGGAATTAGGGGATTTGATACAGGCTAATAAGGGTGTGGCAGAAGCTCTAACTACTCAAATAGGAAAGAAGGCAGATAAGTTTGTTAAGGTTATTGGTGATGGTGCTAATAAAGAATTTACAGTTAACCACAACTTAAACACTCAAGATGTTATCGTATCAGTTAAGGAAAATACTGCTCCTTTCTCACAAGTATTGGCAGATATTGAGTTAACAGATGAGAATAATGTAAAGATTAACTTTGCAAAAGCTCCAGAACAGGACAAGTATAAGGTCATAGTGATTGGATAAGAGGTGAATAGATGAAGGTATTAGGACTAATTGAACAAGATTTAGATATAGTATCTAAGGAATATGTAGATAACAAAGTTAAAGAAGTTTCTAAGGCTGATGATATTGTTCCAGAAGGATATGTAAAGCTTGACCTTCTTAGTTTATGGGCAGTATATGAGTTAAACTCCGGTATTCATAAGAGAGATTATGACGCTTTTGGCTTTGAAAAACTTCTTCAAAAGTGTATCACAAAAGAAAAAACGCATCTAATATCTCCTGATATCGATGTTGAAAAACATTCCTTAATTCCATCAAAGCTTCTTGATGTAGTTAAAGCAAATCCTATATGCTATATCAGAGAAGCTGATTATCTGGATGATGTATACAATTATTTTGAGCGAACTATACCAAGTCCGAGTTTTAAGATAAATATACTTGTGTCGATATTATGGGCTGCTCTTAAAGGAAAAGGGGAAGGACATACTAAAAAAGAACAGGTATACGAAGATATATTTGAGTTGTTACAAAATTGTATAGCAGGCGATGGCAAAACACCTATTGGAGATTTAAAAGGCTATTCCGGAGAGCCTTTGTCTAAAGACGAAGCAGGATTATCCCAGTTAATTGAAGAGAATCTAGATATATATGCTAATCCACTGTATCTTAATACTGAAATTGACAATGTAATTGAGGCAATATTGTCTAGTGGCTCTGGCGAATCCAAAAACCCTAATTTAAAAGGATATATTAAAGTAGATTTGCCATCTCTTGTGATGGCAATTCCATCAGATGAAAATTATAAGGCAGCACAGACAACTAAGTTAAGCTTGTTAGCTATGCTCATTAGCAATGCTTCAGATAAAAATGCAGTAGGGATATTCCAAAAATATCAAGTTACAGAGTTTACAGAAGAAATGCTGGAAAAGATTATGTTAAATGACCCCGAAGTATATGTTGAAAAGGAATCTTTTAAAAATGTTTTCCTGATAGAGATTCTATGTCCGTCCAAGGAAGTAATGGAAAATAAATTATCCTTAATCTCAAAAAATTCTCCCGCCATCCTCTTATTATTTTCTCCGTTTGCCGTGGAAAAAATAGTTTGATTAATCATATTTCGTAAGCTGAATTGGGAAACAAGAACTGCTTCCTGCTTTTCCACAAAAGGCAGAGAGGGAAATTCCTCCGCATTTCTTCCCATAATCTTGAAAATGGATTTTTCGCAGCTGATAATACAATTTCCGTTTTCTACTGTTTTAATGTAGAGATTATTTTCTTCTGTCTGAGGAAGACGTTTTACAATCTCTTGGAAAAGCTTTGCCTCCAAGGCAACTTTTCCCGCTTCTTCTATAATACCGGGGCAAATAGTTTCAATGCCGAATTCCGTTTTATTTCCTGTAAGTGTAATTTGTCCATCTGTAGCATCGATGAGAATACATTCCATAATACTCATCGTTGTTTTTGATGCTACGGCACGCCCTACAATCTGTATCGCTGAAATAAGGTCATTTTTTTGAAAAAGTAATCTCATTCGCTTTCCTTCTTTCTTTTTCTTTTTCTTTTGTAGTACTAATAGGGGCTGTGGGAATGTGAAATCTTTCCTTTTTTTTTTATTCATAAGCCCTTACGAGATAAAAAACTTGTTGATTTCTGCAGAATGAATTGAGGAATTAAGGAGCTATTTTTTTCCGTAAACTCTCTATTGTGGATTTTAATTGTTCGTTTGTTTGTAATTCTGTGGATATCTTTTCACAGCCGTGAATGACTGTGGAATGGTCTCTTCCACCAAGAAGTTCTCCTACGGTAACCAAAGGAACATTGGTCAATTCTCTGCAAAGGTACATAGCAATTTGTCTGGGATAAGCAATCGTTTTCTTCTTTGTTACGGAAGCTAAGTCGGAAGTTTTTAAATTGTAATGTTCCGCTACGACTTCAATAATCAATTCAGAAGTAATTTCCTTCCTTTCACTAGGGGTAATATGATCCCTTAACAATTCCTCAGCCAGTTCCAAGGTAATAGGCTGTTTTACTAATCGTGATTTTGCTACCACCTTGGTGAGTGCTCCTTCCAATTCTCTGACATTGGATT